GTGTTTTTTCCGCTGCCGGGCAGGCAACGCTCTGGTAGCCGCCCAGCCGCACCGCGGTAGATGCCGCCGCAAAATCTGCATCCAGCCAGTTCAGCGGGTGGACCCGGCGGTTTTTGTACCGCACCTCAAAATGCAGGTGTGCCCCGTAACAGTTGCCGGTATCTCCGCTGTAGCCGATCAGTTGGCCCTCGTATACCGTCTCCCCCTGGGCCACGCAGAGTTTGCTCAAATGGGCGTACAGCGTCTCCAGCCGGCCGCCGCGGTAATCCGCATGGCGCAGCTTAATCATGTTGCCATAGCTGTTGGTATCCCCCTGGGTGCGCTTGCCGTTCCAGCGGTAGGCCGTCTCCACCGTGCCATCCTCTGCGGCGTATACCGGCGTGCCCACCGCCGCGCGGAAATCCAGCGCCCGGTGCAGGCTGCCATCATTGTAGAGCCAGCCCGCGGTGATGATGTGCTGGGCCAGGGGCCAGCGGAGCAGGACTTCACCGTTTGAAAGTCTCATGATTTATTGTCCTTTCTGTTTGATAGTCAGTATGCAGTGCTTGACATGATATTCTCCTTACTGCGTGATTTCCTCAGCGTTCGCCTTGTCCTCAGCGTCCAGAGCGTCGTAGTACGCCTGTGCCAGAGTCTCCACTTCTGTGATGTCGTCCTCCGTCAGCAGGCCACTGTCCAGATGGGTGTACGCCTTGTCCAACCAGTATGCCACGTCACGTCCGGCGGCGATCTCGCGCTTGATAGAGCGCAGGGTCAGGTCGTGCCGGGCTTTGGATTTAATTGCCATATGCTTTCCCTCCTTTAGGTAGCGGTCATGGATGCAATGGCATCCTCAAGCTTTTTGATTGCAATGTTCACATCGCGCTGGTATTCCAACTTTACCCCTGCGCCGTCGCTCGCTTGCACCACGGTGTCGGGCGCGTAAGCGGTGAGGGCTTTGTAAGCAGCAATTTCAGCAGGGGTGAGCGGAGTTTCGATGGGGGTTGCGAGAGCGTAGAATAAAATGTATTCGCCCTCTTCCGGGGTTTTAGCGCCGATGGGAATAAAAACCTGCGCACTGGATACGTCTACATAAAAGTGCAGGGTATCTTTGGTAAACGAAACTAAAAATTGCAATTTATTGCATAGGGCTTCTGTTTTATAATCGCGACCCTTGAGTGGCAACCGAATCGCAAGTCGTTTTGTTACCGCAAGATTAGTGGTACCCGTAATTACACATGTTGACAAGTCTACAATGTTCACCCTCTGCACCTTCACCCCTCTCTCCAAGTCTACCTCGTCGCACACCCATTGCTGGCCGTTTTGGTCAGTGTAGTTGCCGCCAGACGTGACAGGGATGCCGGGTAAGCCGTTGGGCGTGGGCAGGGTGAGGAGCTGTTCATGGTAGGGGGAGTAAGTGGCGATTTTGTTTCTCGTTAAAGACACTTGAATAGTGGTGTCTAATGCTGCACCTTTTCCGATTTGCAGACGGAGTGAAAAGTCTACGTCTCTGGTGAGAGTTACTTTCAGATTTTGCACATCAGAGGAAAATTTCCCGATAAAATAGAAGTTGAGAGCACTAGAAGAACTTAGCCCGCTAGTCGTTAGGTAGTAAATACCGCGAGTCAAAGGGTGACTCACATCATCATGTAAGAGTATAGTAAAAAGATTGATGGCCGTACCAGTAATTGAAATACCGTTTTCATGAATAGTGTAAGTTGCTCCCTGTGGAGTCGATTTCATACCTGGTTTAGTGCCCTCTAGCATGTTTGCTCCCGTCACCTTTACCGTCACGTTCCCGCCGTCACCAGCGCTCACGATAGGCACAGGTGCATCCGGGCTGGGTGTTCCGTCCTGCGTGCTCTTTCCGTACACATTCAGCCCACACAGTGGTGCAGCAAAGGCGTCATCACAGCTTACCGGGTTGCCTGTCTCGCTGCCAACAAGCACATTCTGGCGCTTCTGCAGCGCAGTGGTATCTTCCTCTAGCTTACTAACCGCCTCCTTGTTCTCGGAAATTTGTGTCATAGAATCCTTGATGTTGTTGGCAGTGTTGTCGGCATCTTCCGCGCTCTTTGCAGCTGCATCTTCACTGGTCCTGGCAGCTGCGGAACTGTTTGCGGCAGCAGCCTTGCTGGCCGCAGCATCTTTCTGTGCAGCCACCGCAGCCGCTTTTGCATCTGCTGCCCCTGCAGCAGCATCACTGGCAGTCTTAGCGTCACCGGCAGCAGCGGTCTGCTTGCTTGCAACATCAGCCTGCATCTTCTCGATCACGGCAATGTTTGCGGCAACGCTCTCATCAGCCGCCTTTTTAGCAGCGTTTGCCGCACTGGCAGCATTCTCCTCCGCGTTTTTCGCGCTTGCATTGGCAGCGGTTGCCGCGCCGCTTGCTGTCTGCATATAGCCTTGGGCATCACTGGCAGACTTTGCCGCCGCCGTTTTCTGCGCTTCCGCCTGTGCGGCACTGCCTGCAGCGGCGTCGCGGGCGGCTTCTGCATGTCTTTTGGCATCTACAGCGGCGTCCCGCAAGTCCTGCATCTGGGCAAGGGCCTGGGCATTCTCGCTGGGAGTGGCGGTGCTGTTGGCACCGGGCACCTGCGCGTGATCCAGCACCATGTAGGGTAGATTGCAGCTGATGCGCTGTACACCGTCCTGCACGCCCCGGAATGTGATGGTGGCGTACTTGGATGCTCGCATGCAGGCTTCCGGCGGGACGGTCACAAGGCCGTCCGTGTCCGCCAATACCGTTACACCCTCATCGTTGGGGACGTTATGGAACGTGGCATCGATCGCAAGGCCATCCCATTCCGGGCCGTGGCGCATCAGCAGCTGTTCCGTGCCGTAACTGTCCCAGGTGCCCAGCACCAGCACGCCCATCAGGCCAACCACCTGCGCAGTGTGGCGGGCAAGGGTAATGGTATGTGTTGTCATCTTGTGGCTTTTTCCTCCTTTTTGTTTACCTCTCTCTCGCTGGCTTCCACCATCGAGATCACGTTCAGCAGCACCAGCCGCACCACGGCGGGGTGCAGGCAGCTGTTGTTGATGGCGTTGATGACGGACTTTTGGAGTTCTTCAATTTTTGCGGTTGTGGTCATGAGCGCTCCTCCGGGGCTTGCGCACCCTGCTGCACCTTGTCCAGCGTATCCATGGCGGCGCGCAGGACAGAGAGGTACTGCGGCAGATCGTAACGGCAAAAATATTCGGCAGCCCCGGCGGTTTGCAGGGTCGTTTCATCGGCCGCTTCGGCCAGGCCGGATAGAGCAAGAGACAAAAGGTTGCGGGCATCCTGCAGGGAGCCGTCCTTTAGCTCGGTGTCGCTTGAAAAAGTGTGGAAGGATTGATGCATGTATACACCTCCGTTGGGTTTCGTTAGGAGTTAGAAGTTGGAAGGTGTGCGCGTGCGCGCACGGGTTGAAAATTGGGCCGCAATCCCGTAGGGGCGCACATTGTGCGCCCGTCGCCCTGTGGCAAATCCTGTTATGGCATCTACCGCAAAGCCCCGGAACGGTCGAGACCGTTCCCTACAGAACGAAACCTAAAGGCTGCATTAACTCCTACCTCCTAACTCTCAATCAGCATTCAATAATATTGAACTTAAGGTTCTTAAACGTTCCTGTCCGGCGGTTTTTGACAACGATGCCGTATTTGCTGCAATAGGCGGTTGTGGTATGGCGGGTGCCGTCCTCGTCCAGGTAACCAAAGGTAAAGCTGGGCTTGCCCTGCAGCAGGGTGCGCAGGTAGTGGTAGTCCTCTTTGTCCAGGAGGGGGTACTGGAAGCTCCAGGTACCTACCTTTTCCCGCACCACTTCCCGGTGCATATACCCGGCTTCATCGCGGCCGGAATCGCTGGAATCCAGGTCAGAAAACGAAAGCTCCTGTTCTTCGGCAGTGCCCAGCATGGGGCTGCCGTCAATGGTAAAATCGTTACTTTTGTTCCAAAGCATCAGACAAAACCTCCTGTTGCAACGCTCTGTTTGCGCTGCCAGCGCTGCACGGCGCGACCTACATCGTCGTCTGTCAATTCAATGCCATAAATGGCTTCCAGAATTTCACGCAGCACGGCCAGCAGTTCCTCGAAACCGGAAAGCAGGGTGTCCGTGTTCTCCGTCATGGCATTGGCCAGCAGGTTATGCAGCACACTTTGCGGTGCGGCAATCTCGGGGTTGGATGCCGCGCCGGAGTATTCACCCATCATGGCAAGGGTGGGCTGGCGGATCACGCCGCCCCGGGCCAGCATGGGGATCTGCGGCGCGCTGACATGATCCAGCGCAAAGCCAAAGCTGGTGCCGCCGATCAGGGGCACATCCTCCGGCACATCGATCTTGAAGCGGTTCAGCACGTCGATCATGCCGTTGACCATGGCGGCCGCACCGGAAAGAAGGCGGTTCATAAAGCCAATGGCAGTGTTCACGGCAGTGCGGATGGTGGCGACAATGCCGTTCCATGCCGCGTTGGCGCCGCTGTTGACAGCCTGCCAGGTATCGGCAAACTTCTGCCGGACATCATCCAGCCTGCGGGAAAAGAAATCCGTGATCTGGCCCCAGATGCCGGAAACGCCGTTCAGTAGGCCAAGCACCAGGTTGCGCCCGATATCGGCAAACACCGTGGAAGGGGAGTGGATGCCCAGCATGTTTTTGACGGCGTTGACCAGCGGGTCGATCATGTGCTGCTGGATCCAGCTGCCGATGTCAGCCAGCAGGCTGATCATGCCGTTCAAAAAGCCCTGGATGCCGTTTTGGCCGATATCGGTAAAGTGGGAGCTGATCCAGTTCCCCACGCTGGCAAAGGTGGGGGCCAGCAGCTCAACCATGCTGCCGATGAAGGTGCCGATCAGGGTGAACAGACTTTCCACAATGCTTGCCCAGTCAATGTTCTGCAGGTATTCCAGTGCGGTCTGCCCCACCTGCGCCCAGTCAATACCGCGCAGCAGGTTGGTCAGTCCGTCCAGGATGCCCTTGGCCGCGGTGCTCAGATCCCCGGCGGCCTGTACCCAGTCCACGTTGTTGATGCCGGCCATGGCGGCTTTGGCAAGGTCACTGCCAAAGGCGCCAAAATCAAAGGTCTGCACAAAGCCGTGCAGGGTTTCCAGCAGGGCTTTCAATTTATCGGTCAGCACACGGCCCAGGCTTTCCCAATCCAGCTCCGCAAAGCACTGGTTCAGCGCGTTGCCAATGCCGTTGCCCAGGGTGTTCCAATGGAAGTGCTGAACAAAGGTATCCACAAACAGCAGGGCGGTGTTCAGCCCCTGCGCAATGGTGGAGCCAACCAGCCGCCAGTCCAGCCGGGCAATAAAACCGTTGAGGGTACTGGCAATGGTTGCGGCCCAGGTCTGGGCTTTATTCTGGACGCTGGGCCAGGGGATAGCCGCCATGGCTGTGTTGAGCTTTTGGGCCACAAGCTGCCCGACCTGGTTCCAATCGCCCGCTTTGACGGCGGCCAGAATGCTGTCCAGGAAGGGACTTTGGCTGTCATAGCTGTAATTGGGGGTGATGCCGCCGGAACCGGAGCTGTCCTTTTTATCCAGGCGCTCGATCTCGTCAAAACCGGCAAGGCTCTTGGCGGCATCCTGCACCTTTTTGGAAGTACCGGATGCCGCGCTGCCCACTCCTGCCATGCTTTTTGCTGCGGTGCGTGCGGCGGAAACGCTTTTGCCGGTGAACAGGGCAATGATCTTTGCCAGGCAGGCAAACACCGCCGCGGCGGCATTGGCCAGGGCAGCCAGGGCGGGAGTCAAAACCTGCGCCAGCGGCGCAGCAGCCGTGGCGGCAGCGCCCTGCAGGTTGCCCAGGGCGGTTTTCAGCTGACCGCTGGTAAGGGCGGCACTGCCCAGGTAACTGACCACCTGCCGCAGCCCCGCCGAAATACCGTTGAAGATCAGCGCACCGGAGACAATGCCGCGCAGGCGGGCCGTAAAGCTGCGGCAGCCTGTGGAAGCGCTGGCAAACCGGCGGTCAACCTGGGTAAGGCGAGAGACCAGCCCGCCCAGGGCCTGGCTGCCGACAGCAGAAACCCGCCCCAAGCTGGCAGAAAGAAGGGAACGGAGCTTGCCGCCAAGCGGACGGAGCAGCCCTGCGCCGGACTTTGCCAGGTTGGCAAAACCGCTGAGAAGCGAAAACTTTTTGGCGG